AATTTCATTATTTAAAACGGTACTTTTACTGCTTCTTTTTTAGTTACTTCTGGTTCAATAACTTCAGCATCTTGAATAATTTCACCCGTTTCAGAATCTGCAATAATTGGTTCACTTCCTATATACTGTGTAACTTCAACCTCAAGTGCATCTTCTTTATTAATTCGGTCATCTTCTTGATATTGGTCATAATCTTCAAATGTTTTCTCATAAGTTGATGCAATAAATGAATTTGTAAAGTCTTTAGGTATTTTTTTAATACAGTTATTCCTCATTTTTCTTAGTATCATAGCCTCTCTACTATGAGGAGCTGNCCATGAAGGGCTCATAATTTTAAGCGCCTCTTTATCTTCAAATATTTTTTCAAAGTCTAAGCCTTCTAATCGGCTTATTACTTTGTCTTTTTGTTCGGCTGTATAGTCTTTGTTCTTAAATAAATTATTATTGATATGTGCTAATAGATTTGATTTAACTGATTCACGTTCAGATATATGATATTGAACTGAACCATCTTTATTTAGTATTGGATAAACAATTTTAACTATTTTTGAAGTATAGTCTTTCGGTTGCCATGTAGGTGGTGTTATCTCAACTCCATTAAATGATGGATAAGTAAATTCATCATTTTCTCTAACCGCCCAGTATGGATACACTTTTTCAACATCAACTCCAAACGTTCTAAGTAGCTTGTCGTTACCATCACCTTCAATGCCAAATTCAAATTCTTTAGTCCAGTTATTGCCTACTTTTACATTTCTAATTATCATGTAACATTCTCTAGGTGATGCAGTAATATTAAGATTTAACATTACAGCTTGTTGAAGGATACTCATGATATTTGTTTGATTCATTTTCCCAATTTGTAATCCTTCTTTAGTGGCTAATTCCATCATTTTAGCTATGATGTTCATACCACATAACTTTTGATATTCAGTTAGTTCTAAATTCATATTGTTAGCCGAATTACTAACCATATCAATGTATACGTTTTGAGCCTTTGCTAATGCGTTTTGAAACGTTTTAGCTTTAGGACTTTGTGCTATTACTTCTTGTTTTTTAGTTTCAGTCATTTATTATTTACCTCTCTTTTCTAGTGTTACTGTTTTATAATTCACATCATCAACTCTTGTAGATATTAATTGTGATTCAGTGTCTATATTTGCTAATGATTCAGTGTCTAACTTGTCACATTCATCAAATATGTATAGACCTTCACCAATGTTTAATTTTTTCTTTATGCACTCAATTAAGTAGATACCAGTCAAGATTTGTTCACTTCCACTTCCATTTAAGAAAGGAGTGTCTTTATCTAAAACTGATGGATAGCAAACCTCGTTCCAACTACCCTCTTTTATATTTGTTTCAACTAAAGTGAACTTGACTCTATCTCCAAACACTTGAGATACATGTTTATTAATCATTTGTAGCTTTGTTAGAATAAATTCATTTACTAACAAGCTTTGTTGTTCATAAATCATTTGTTGATTTCCTATTTCAGCTAATTCTTTTTGGTTTTTCTTAACCAACTCTTGAGCTGATAGGTATGTGTTTCTATCATTTATAACTTTTTGATATTGCTCTTTAGATAGATTGATTTCAGCTATCTTTACAGCTTTATCTTGATTAGTTGATGCATCATTAGCACTTAACAATTTGATTTCGTTTTGTTTCTTTTCAATCTCAATTATTAAGTTGCTAGTTTTTGTTGATGTGTTAGAATAAACGATTTTTCTATGCCATGTATCAGCTATTTTTCCAGTTAATTGGCTTTCTTTTTGTCTGTTAAGTTCAACTCTTAATTTTTCTATTTCATCTATAAGTGGCTGAACTTGTTTCTCTAAGCTTTCAACTTCCAAGCTAAACTGCTCTAGCCTTTCTTTTTCTTTCTTACCTCTAACTGTAATATCAGCAATTTGCATATCTTTTTGTTTCAATTGTTTTTGATATTGTTCTTTAGCTTTTGCATTAGCTAAATCAATATCAGCTTGGTTTAAAACGTAATTACAATTAGGACATTTTGTTTCTTCTGTATTTGCTACTGGTTCAATTATTTGTATGTTGACTAGATCAATATATTCTTGAGCTAGTCTATCTTTTTTAACTTCAGTAGCACTAACATTGCTTTTAGCAATATCTAATTTTTGAGTTACTGTTACATATTCAAATTCAGCATCTCTTAACTTCTTTTCGGTTTCTTTAATTTGAAGTCCTATTTTTTTAATTTCTTCTTCTTTTTCATTAATGATTTGATTAGCTTCAGCATTAATCTTTTCAAGCTCTTCTTTATCAGTTTTAACTGATGCTTGATATTCAGCTTGTAGCTTTATCAATTCATCATTTGCTTTGGCAATTTCTTTTTTATTTGATGAATCATCATTGTTTTTAATTGCATATATTTGTTCATCAGCTTTTTCAATCATTGCTTTAGCAATATTGAAGTCATCATCATTTACGTTTTTTATATCTTCTAAGCCTTTGATTTTTCCTTCAATTTCTTTGATAGTATCTTTACTTTCTTTAGCTTTAGAATTGAAGTATTTCAATGTTTTAGAAGTGTCATAATTATCTTTTTCTAAACGTTCTCTTATAGGCTCTAGCATTTTATTAGATTTGAATATATCTTCATTAGATACATCACCTATAAGACTGATAATGAATTTCCTTAATTCCTTCCACTCAACTTTTGCTAAGTAATAAGGATTGATAGTTGCTTGAAGTAAATCAAACTTTGATGTGTTTAATTCATGGTCAACATTGAAAGCTTTTTTAATTTCTTCAATTGCATCTGAATTTTTCATCTTTATATCATTGATATAAAATTCAGTAATGTGACCTTGCATTGTTGTTGTATCACTACCTCTAGTTTTTACCCAGTTTTCAAAATAAACTTTTTTAATTTTTATTTTGTCAAACTCCAGTTCAACTGATACTTCTTTTGATGTATCATCTAAAGGCTTGAAACTAGCATGGTCGCTTGATCCATCTAGCAAGTAACCAGTAATAGCCCAGTATATCGCTAGTATGGTGTTAGTTTTTCCTTTTCTGTTAGGTCCAGCAAAGATATTTACTTTATCAAGTTCATACTCTGCGTGGTTGATATTTCTAAAGTTATTAATTGTAACTTTTAATAATTTCATTTTTTCTTCCTTTCATATTTTTTATAAACTCTTAATTTGATATAAAATTTCATTTACTTCTTCATCAGTTAAGTAACCTATTACATCATCAGCAATAGGTGTGTTGTAACTTAATTCGTTTTCGTATAAAACTGCTAACTCAAATGGTTTTTCTTTATTTCCATACGTGCCACGACCACTTATAATACTTGCTCCATAATTGTTAGGAAAGTTTATTATTGTTTGAACTCCATTAAGAAGAATTTGTCTTTCTTCTTCTATATATTTTTTTNAATCATCATTGATTTTTACGTGTCTATACATTTTTTATATTTTTCCTTTCTTAAAACAACTCTTGTTGTTCATAGTAGCCATTATCTTTTAGCCACTGCTTTGTAGCTTTAGAAGAAGTAAATATTTTCTTAGCACGTGAATCCATACTCCTTATATAATCTTCAGCCTCTTCTTTTGTTCCTGGTAGATAATAGCCACCTTCTTGAGTATTGCTTAAAATTGGTACTCCAACCGCTCTAAGATAAGCAATTTCATTTATTACAGCTCTTTCTTTTAAGTTGGTGATTGCCATTAGTTCATCTTTTTTTACAGCATTTTCACGACCTTTTTTAAGTCGATTTAATATTATTAAGTTAATAAGGCATCACCTCACAATCGTAAGAATTGAGTAATCTGTGATGTTGGTTACTCCATGCAACCATTGTTGCGATTGTTAGAATAAAACTTGTAATTATGATTGCTATTCCCGTAAGTGTCCATCTAAGCACATTCCCCAATGTATCTTTTATTGACTTCTTTAATCTTGGCCTAGTTTTCAATTTCCTTTTTCCTTTCTATTTGCTATAATAGAAATAGGTTTTATAACCTAAATCCTTAAACGCATTTACTTTTGACTGGTTATGCGTTTTTTATTTTGAATCCTAATCTTTGCTCCAGCCACTCCTTTGGTACTTGATACATGTTAGGAATGTAGTAACCTTTATCTTTCTTTTCCTTATTGATAATCGTTATCAATTCTCTAGCTTGATAAAAGTCAAATCCTTTCACTTCACGTACTATTCGAGTAGCTGTGTACCACTCCATACATTCAGCTCCTTTCTTTTACTTTAGGTTACGATTCGTAAACATTATTTGTAAAAAAAATAATAATAATTTCTTGTTCTGTTAGTCCTAATAATTCAGAAATTTTTTGAACCTCCAACAATGTAAACAGTCTTTTATTATTTATCTTTAAGTTAAAAGTAAAGTAAGAAATATTTAAATAATCAGCCATATCTAATTGAGAATAACCTTTTTCAACCATCTTTGCTTTTAACTTTAAATCGTTTATCATAATAGGCCTCCTTTCGTAGTTGTTTACGTTTCATCAACTTACTTATTATATTACTTTGCTAGTTACATTTTGTCAACTATTATTTTTATTTTTTGTTGAAATGTTTACAATTTGTTTATTTTAATGTTAAAATAAATGTACCAATGATTAAAAACTGGCAACTAGAACGTTTTAAAGCTATCAAATCTAACAATTATTTTCAATCAATCCAGATACTTTTAACTATATAAAACCATGTAAAACCGTATAAAATCGTTGTAATTCATATAGCTAAATAAGATGGAGTTACCCTAAAATTACCCTTTTTCTATCTTTATTTATATATAAGTAAAAAATAATCATAAAAAAGTTTATAAAAGGTGTTGACAAACTATCCGTATAGTGTATAATATAAGTGTAAGGAGATAAGGTTATGAAAAACATTGACAAAAAATATAGCTATAAAACAA